TACCTCAACACCTAACAGTGACGAGGACGAGTTTGCTATAATCTGGAAAGAAAGCCAGGATAAATTTAACGAGTACGGTGACGAAAGAACCGACGGTATAGGTCGTAATGGATTCCACGGATTTAGAGCAGAATGGCACGAACATCCGGATCGCGATGAGAACTGGAAGAAAACTGAAATGGGTCGTATCGGTGAAGAGCGTTTCCGTCGCGAGTATGGTTGCGAATTTTTAGTATTTGACGAAACTCTTATCAATAGTATTAAATTATCAGAATTAAATGGACGAGAACCGATATTAAAAATGGGGCAAGTTCGATGGTATAAAAAACCAGAAAAAGGACATGTTTATCTAGTAGCACTAGACCCTAGTTTAGGCACTGGTGGTGATTTTGGAGCTATTGAAGTTTTTGAAATGCCTAGTATGATACAATGTGCAGAATGGCAACATAATATTACGCCCGTACAACAACAAGTAAAAATACTTAGAGATGTATTAAAATATATCAGCGATGAGTTAGGAGACGATGGCATTAATAATATCTATTGGAGTGTAGAAAATAACACAGTAGGAGAAAGTGCGTTAGTTGTTATTGACAATTTAGGAGAAGATACATTTCCTGGATTATTTCTAAGCGAGCCGTTACGCAAAGGGCATGTTAAAAAATTCCGCAAAGGATTTAACACTACACACGGCACTAAAATAGCTACTTGTGCAAAAGTAAAATATCTAATAGAAGAAGATAAAATGAAGCTAAACAGTCGACCATTGATTAGCGAACTTAAAACATTTATTGCTTATAATGTTACATTTAAAGCAAAAGAAGGGCAACACGACGATCTAGTATCTGCATTATTACTAATAATACGTATGAGTTTATTGTTAGCAGAATGGGATCCAACTGTGCTAGAACAATTAAAAGTCACTAGTGAATGGGAAACTGATGCAGATTTTGTACCTCCTTTGCCCATATACATATCAACAGGCTTCGGATAAATATAACATGAACACGAATTTAGATAAAATTGCATTAGACTTGTATGGAAAAATACAAACACGATTTCCTGACATCAAAATTGGGGATGAAAATGCCACTGTTTTAAGCAAGAAAACAGATATTCCAAAAGCTCGTTTTTTTGAATTTGAATACAAAGATCAAGGGGAAAGCTTAGGAACAGTAACCATCACATTAGATGAAGATGACGGTGTTATTGTACAGGTTAGTGGAACACTTGCCGATAGCAATCATCATGGTGCATTTAAATTTATTCGTAGTTTTAGACAATTTGCTAAAGATCGTTTATTAAACTTCGATGTGCAAAACATCGGCAAGAACGAATTAGACAAAAGAGATTATGAATTTCAAGCAAAACCCAAGGAAGAAGAACCCATGGAACCGATAATGGAAAGTAAAATGTATGGTACCGCTCGTATGAGTTACCAGGACTTAGGCGAAGCAAAGTTAATTGTTAAACATAGCCAACCTGTTAATCCAGAAGTAGCCGCAGGACGCACAATGCACATTGAAGGCATTTGGGTTGAAAATGCAGATGGTGAGCGTTTTAAATATCCTTTTAAACATTTAAACGGTGCTCGTGCGCTAGCTGAACATTTGAAACATGGTGGCAATCCTTATGACGGTATTGGCAAGCACATTACAAGTTTAAGTGAAGAATTAGCACAGTTACGTAAATTCAAAAGCTATGTAAGTCGCAATGATGCATTATCAGAAGCAATGGGTGACATTACAGGTAAAGTATTTGAAAGAATTGAAGAAGTTAAAAAAGAAATTCACAATTTACAACGTCCAGTATATTACTCACAATTTGCAGAAGCTTTTGAAGCTCGTGAAGAGCAAATGATCCCTGAAGAAATCATGAGTGACTGGATCGATCGTTTAACGGTCCGTACATTTAACGAAGAATTAAAAACAGCGTTCCCATATATTTTCCGTTTGGTAGACGAAAGTGAAATTCCAACTAAAGAATTATCACCAGACGATTTGTTAGACGAAGTATTTGACGGTGATAAAGAAACCGGTACTACACACAAAGGTGGTAAAGTTGAAAAAACTAAACACGGTGTTAAACATACTAAAACAGATTATGATGATGGTAATGGTGAAAAAGGTCGTAAGCCTAGTGAAGAAGGACCAAAGAGCCGTTATGCAAAAACTCCAATTTTAGATCCAGAAGATCAATTTGAATCATTTATTAATAAGTTAGTCAATGAAGATGAAGACGCACAAGAAGGCGAAAATGAATTGTTTAGCCCAGATGTAGCAAAACAATCTGCCGCACTTGGAAAACTTAAAGAACTATTAGCTGGTGGATTAAAACCAGGAGCAGATGGTGTAAATGCTGTTCTAAGTCTGAAAGGTATTATAGATAGTCCAACATTTACAGACGATTATTTAGAAGGTTTAACAGATGATGACGATGTAGGTACTGCTATAAAATTATATCTACAAGATTTATCTTCAGGAAAAATAAACGATCCTAACGTGCCTAATGCTAAAGATATTGCACAAGAAATTATAGCAACAAAGGCACTAGATAGCAATAACACAGAACCTCCGGTCGGCGGGGAAACACCTCCTCCACCAGAAGCTCCATTAGCTCCTCCACCAGCACCCGATGCGGCAGCTACACCCCCGCCACTGGCACCTGATGCAGGAACAGTTCCACCTACACCTGCTCCAGTAGCAGAAAGTTCAGAAGAACCTCCATTTGATGGACCGTATACTAAATCAAAAGGTGATATAACTGATAAAAGCGGTGCAACGCATACTGGCCACAGCAGAGCTAAACACTTAGCCAAGGCAAGCATGATCAAAGCAATACATAACGCAAAAAAAGCTGGTGCAAATCTAGATACTAAAATAGATTTAGGTCATAGAGAAATGACATTACATGACTGTATTGAAGAATGTGGAATGAGCCCGAATGATTTTGGATTTGAGACTACTCCTAAAGTAAGCGGATTCGACGACATGCTCAGAAGTATTTCTGGATTTTGGAATAAAGAAGCAAAAAACTTTACTATTGGCGGAACTCGTGCTAAAACAAAAGTTATCAAAGATTTTAAAGACGGTGTATTTGGAAATGCAAGCGAGCAGGATTTGAAAAAAATATTAAAATTAATAGATAGAATGGACCCTAGCGAAAGCGTTAATACTTCAACCAGTATAAATGAAAATACTGAATTAACAGCTATGCTTAAAATTGCAGGATTAAGATAAGGATTTAAAATGAAAAAAATTAATGAATCAGAATTAAAAAATCGCGTAAACAAACTGCGTGAATATATGGCTGTTGTAGAAAATGCAACTCCATATGTTATAAAAGCCGGTGATACACTAGGAAAGATTGCCGCGGCAAACCATACATCAGTTGCTGACATTATGAAAATAAATCCTCAAATAAAAGATCCTAACAAAATCTCTGCAGGTGCTACAATTAATGTATCGGCTGGTAATCAAACTGCCGCAACTCAAGCAAGAACTGGTGTAAATTTAAGTAATACTAGTGCCGGAGGCGGACGTGGTAGTCAAGGTGTTCCAACAAACCCTGCACAGGCAGGTGCACCAACAGGTTCAACAGTTCCTTCAGCACCCACACCGACACCTAAAGCACCAGCAGGGGATGCCGCTAAAAATCCAATCGGTACTACTAATGCGGCAACCGCAATACCAACAGGTGGTTTAGAAAATCCAGCCAATCAAGCAAAACCTACTCCTGCTCCGGCACCTGCGGCACCTGTTGCAACACAAGCTGGTACTGATAATGTAGAAAACTTGAAAGCACAGTTGGCAAGCATCAAGGGAACAGAAAACGAAGATCCTGCAATAGTTAAAGATTTAGAATCAAGAATTGCAAAAGCTGGACAAGCACAAGCTGCACCTCCAGGTGAAGCAAGTTATACACCTCCAGCAAAAGGTCCAGCACCCGGTACTGTAGGAACAGGTTCAGGCGGACAATTGGTAGATGGCAATGGCAAACCAGTTCAACAAGGTAGTGCCGCAAATAGACCAGATTTGTATGCCGCACAAGTAGGTGAAAGTTATTTGCCAAGCGGTCAAACAGTTTATTCAGAAGATCAATCATTGGCAAGAATCATTCAATTAGCTCGCGGTAATTAATCGAACAAATTGTTCAATTTTAAAGCAAGATTTCTCTTGCAAACATAAATAAAAGTGCGTACAATAACATGTATGCACTTTTTGTTTTATCAGGTGGTAAAACAACTATAGGCACATAAAGCAAACAAAGGCTATTAATAGGAGAATAATTATGGCAACTTTAGCAGAAATCAGAGCAAAACTTAAGGCATCCGAATCAAAAGGTTCAGACAATCAACGTTCAGGTGGAGATAAATCGATTTATCCATTCTGGAACTTGAAAGAAGGTAACGAATCCGTAATGCGATTTTTACCAGACGGCAACACAGATAACACATTTTTCTGGGTTGAACGTGCAATGATCAAACTTCCCTTTGCAGGTATCAAAGGCGAATCAGAAAGCAAAAACATCACAGTACAAGTTCCATGCGTAGAAATGTATGGCGATACTTGCCCAATCCTATCAGAAGTACGTGCGTGGTTTAAAGACCCGGCATTGGAAGATATGGGTCGTAAGTACTGGAAGAAACGTTCTTACATTTTCCAAGGTTTTGTTGTTGAAGACGGACTAGGCGAAAAATCAGAAGAACAACCGGAGAATCCAATCCGCAGATTTATTATCGGACCTCAAATCTTTACAAGTATTCGTGCGGCACTTGTCGATCCAGAATTGGAAGATTTGCCAACTGACTTTGTACATGGTTTAGACTATCGCATGAAGAAAGGTTCAAAAGGAGGTTATGCTGACTACTCAACATCAAGTTGGGCACGTCGTGAGCGTCCATTAAGCGATGCTGAACAAGCGGCTATTAAACAATACGGCTTGTTTAACTTGACAGACTTTTTGCCCAAGAAACCAGGCGAAGTTGAGTTGAAAGTTATGAAAGAAATGTTTGAAGCGTCAGTCGACGGCGAACCGTACGACATGGAACGTTGGGGACAATATTTCAAACCAGCAGGTATGGGCCAAGCAACAGGCGATCCTGTAAAATCAACTCCTAAGGCTTCTGTACCAACAACAGATGACTATGATGATGAGCCTGCACCAACAGCTAAGGCATCTCCTACTCCAACACCAAAAGCTGAAGCAAGTACTGGCGGTGACAGTCGTGCGCAAGATATTCTTGCAATGATTCGTAATCGTCAAAAAGCGTAAAGCAAACCACGGCTCGAGCCTCTACAACCTAGTTGTACGCTCGGGTCATCTTTTCAGGAGAATTAACTTATGGCTACAAAAGCCTTCGATCTATCGAAATTTAGAAAAACCTTGACTAAAAGTATTGATGGTCTAGGTGTAGGATTTAATGATCCTACAGATTGGATTAGTACAGGCAATTATACGCTTAACTATCTAATCAGTGGAGATTTCCACAAAGGTGTTCCACTAGGAAAAGTTACTGTGTTTGCCGGAGAATCTGGTGCAGGTAAATCGTTTATCTGTTCAG